TATTGTAACAGTCAGCATACCGTCTTTATAATCTACATTCTCAACTTCAGTATCTTCACCTAACTGCCAACTCTTACTAAAGGATCTATTAGCAATTCCTTTATGAGTATATTTTACAGCTTCTTTCTCTTTAGGATAAGATCTAATCGTTAAGATGTTTTGTTCTGTTGCAACTTCAATATCTTCTTTTGCGAATCCTGCAAGAGCAACTTCCAATATGGTTCTATTATCAGATCCAGTAATGATGTTGTATGGTGGGTAATTTGTTCCACCTGATGCGAAAGCTGAGAGTCTATTGATTCTATTGATTTCATTATCAAAACCTATCATGTATGGGGCATAGGTTTCCCAGTCAAATGTTACCATTGTTGTGTCCTCGTAAGCGACTATGTGTATTGTGACCCCGAAGGCATCACATTAAATATTTACCACTTTTCTGCTACAATCTCAATAGTGTTATCTACACTTTTAGATTCGGTTACTACTGCGAAACCTTGCTTCTGTACGGTATGTACTACCGTAACTTTCGCATAAGCTTGTGTGACTTTTTCCACAAATCTATTTGGTGGAACTGGATCCTTCCAAGTTTGTATGTCAGCTACCAACTCATACACACCCTCTGAATTTCTACGAAACCCAATATCATTCCCTATAGAAACATCAACCTTTACCTTTTCATGTTGATGGTCTAATGGATTTATTAACTCTTGGTCTTCCTGTACATCATACTGAAGAAGTTGAAGTGCTTCTATGAGTTCAGGTTTGTTCTTTAATTTCGTTTTGATCGTGCTGAAATGAGACATTTGATTGTTCGTAGTATTCAGGTTTTTCTTTTCTATATTGTACCACACCAAGAGCTTCTTCTATCTTCTCTGTGAGATTTAAACATCCATTACCTTTCACACCACTAACAGTTTCTTCAACTGTACCGTCCTGTAAAATACGAAATACCAATCTTTCCATCAATCTTCTTTCTTGCGACCAATGTTGTACTTACTCTCTAGCGTCCACTCTCCTTTCTCTTTAAAAGATAAAACTTTAATCTGATTCAAAGGAGCTAAATCAGAAATTTTTTCTTTACTCTCTTCAGAAATATTAACTAATCCCCAGTCAACTAAAAGTCGTACAATTCTATTACGACGTTGTATATCATTTAAAGAAAGATTAGTATTCTTGCCATCAAGGGCAAACAACTCTTTAAAGTGTACAATAAAATACTTACCTTGCTTATGAAGAATATGGCAAGACTGATATATCTTCTTTTCTTTTCTTGATGCTACTCCAATTCTTGTGAGAGTTTCTCTTACCTTGAGAAAATCATCTGGTTCGTTCAATCCGACTTCAACCATGTCTGATTGTTTCCATTGAACTTCAATTTCACCGTTCATGTTTACCACCTTTGCTCAATGCTTTTGTAATATGATCTAGTTGATCCTTGGTGAGAATTCTGAGAGCCTGTAGAGCCTTATCGTCATTGTAACCATAATACTCTTTTATTAACTCAATATAATCAATAGAATCTTTCTTTGCCCAAGGAGAAAATCGCTTCCTGGGTTTCACACTATTTAGTAAAAAATCATACTGCATCTTCTTTGGCAGGTTTGGATTTTTATTTAATTCATTAACAAATAAGATTGTATCAGTGAAAGAAGACAGACATCGGTTAACGATATAAGGTTGGTATTTTTTCTCAGCATCACGATCCCCATCAAGAATACTTTTCTTTGATTGGTTGATACTGTATAGGTAATCTTTCAGTTGGTACATTATTCCAGTGGCGAATTACTCCGCTAATAATAAAACAGTTAGTGACGAGATAAGATACGAAAATAATAGAACGTACCATAACAACGTAGTTGTCGTAGGGTCTAGTCTTTTCGTCAGAGAAACTACCCAACGCATACTTCCATATCCTCCATAGTTTATTCATTTGAAGGATGCAGTAACACCCACTACAGTAGCACCAGGATTACGAGCAAGAGCTACCTTACGTGCATCTTGGTAATCAACAGCAATAACTTCTTCAATGAAGACAGTTCCTGCTTTGAATAGTTTAACTTCACACTTCATAGTTCATAAGGACTAATTCCTTCCTCTTTGCTTGATCTGTATTATAGCACCCCACAGACCTCATGGTGTAAGTGTGTGCAAATTCTGCAACTGTCCACTCCTTGAAACGATCCTTAACAATTTGATCAGAGTTATATGAAATCAACTGGTTACCACAGAATGTATCACACCAGTTAGCAAACTCATCATGATCAAATCTCTTATGCATATCACCTTTCTTACCATAAAGATTATCCTTTATATCATAAGGTGGATCTAAGTATGAGAATACATCCTTCTCATCCGTCAACATTCTCTCATAAGAAAGATTTGTTATTGTCCAGTTTTCAATAAGCTTGGAGTAGTCGCTAAGTCTTTCAATTCCTCTAAAGGAGAAGTTGGATTCTGAGGCTTGTGGCGAGAAGGAACTACATTCAGTAAGACCACTAAAGGAACACTTATTAACGATATAAAAAGCGCAGGCACGAGCAAGGTTTGATTTTTCTTTGTCATTTACATCTTCTTTTGATTTGTTGAATAGTTCTCTGGCGGTTGTTCTATCTGGATGCAGATTCTTCAAAGACCAAATAGCATCTTGAAGATCCTGTCCGTTGTGTTGTAGCTCACACCAGAAATTATATAGAGGTTCATATAAGTCATTAACCCAAATCTCTAAGTGTGGAAACATCTTTGTAACATATAATGCTACAGAACCACCACCAAGAAAAGGTTCCCTAAACTCTCTATACTTATCCATATTAGGAAAGAACTGTGCAAGCTTTACAGTTGCTCTACTCTTCCCACCAGGATATCTAAGTGGTGTCTTCAATGATTTTTGTGTTAGTTTCATTTCCAAGATTCCTTAATGATTTGAACTACATGGGAGAAGTCTCCTGTGTAAGAAGCTTTCCCTAAATTAAACACTCTAAGAGTTAGAGCAACATTATCAAATGTGTATCCTTTCTTATTCTCCAATCTATCTACAGATATTGCTAATGGATGTCTTGTAATGTAATTGTAACTTTCATCCAAAGCAATATCAGACCAATAACATTTGCCATCTTGATCTTGAAACTTCCTAATCAAATCATCAGGAGTAAGTTCAATGTCTTTGACAGTTAAACCTTGACCCTTATTCTTTCTAGCAGCATTTCTGGTCTGACCAAATCTTATATTTGATATAAGTTTTTTTGCTGTTTCAGATTTCATTAATAAAATCTCTGTCCAGGTTGATACTCTATTTGAATAGTATCAAAGATTCTGTTTAGAGAATTAGCAAATGCTCTATATCCAGAACCAACATATACTTGTCCTGCTACTACAGAGACTGTAGCTACACCCCAGAAGATATAATACCATCTGGACTTTACTTGTGCTCTTATCTTTTCTTTATTAATCATTTGAATTCACAACTCATCATAATTTCTGTTAGACATGCTAACAAATTTATTTCTTGGTCAGGAACAATAGGAATATTGTTCATGTATTTGGCAATGATAAGAACTGCTTCTGGTATAGAAGATGGTTTAAGAACTTCATATAGATTATCATAGATCTTACGCATTACCATCGTAGGATCATTATCCATATGTTGTACTACCCAAGACTTAACTGTAGTAAAATCTTTCTTCTTTAATGCCGTAAGCAAACTATCAAGATTAACATCAGCAACATCAACAAGAATAGCTGAGTCAATGGATCCACTAGCAGAATAGCGTTGACACTCATTGATAAGCCTACGCCAGTCAGGATAATACCTCCTAACAAGTTTAGCCAAAACTTTATCTTCAAATTTAACATCTTCTTTTGTGAGAATAGTTTTAAGACGATCAAAGAATTGACCTTGTAGTTTGATTGCCTGATCAGGTTTTATTCTAAAATCAACACCTGTACAACGTGAATGCAACGGTTCAATAATCTTATTACTAAAGTTGCAAGTGAAGATAAACCGACAGTTACTATGAAACTCCTCCACAGCAGTCCTCAGAGACAGTTGCACATCGTTGGTTGTGTTATCTGCCTCATCAATGATAACGACCTTATGGGACGCACCAGAAGTCAATGAGACTGTAGTGGCAAACTGACGTACTCTATTTCTAACTGTATCTAGAAAACGTCCCTCATCAGATCCATTGATTATGATATAGGAAGCACCAATCTCATCACACAAAGCTTTAGCAATTGTAGTTTTACCTACACCTGCAGTACCACTCAACAAAAGGTTAGGAAGTTCACCTTGTTTGACGAAACCCTTAAACACTTCTTTAATAGTTTGAGGGAGTATACAGTCATCAATAATACTTGGGCGGTATTTTTCCACCCATAAAAATTCTTTACTCAAGATGGTTCAAGGGCAATGTAATAGGTTAAATCAACGTTCTGGTTAATCCACTCAGAAATCAAATGCTTAGATACCTTAACACTATAGTCACCAGGTAAAACTCTAATGTTTTCAATCTTAAGATCAAAAGTAAATGTACCAGTGGTAGAACCAGCAACTGTGAGATCATAAGTATTGCTGGTATCATTCTCTTTATCTCTAAGAATAATTTTAATAGTATCTGAACCTTCTTCAGCAAAGAATGTAAGGTCAGGTAAACTATAAACAGCAGATGCTTTTTGTAAAGCTAAAAGATCATCACCAGAAAGATTAAACTCTATATCAGAACCAGGAAAGTTTACATTCTTTTCTGGTGCAGACTTTAACGTAATCTCAGGATCCGAAAAGTAATACTTAGCAGACTGACGACCACCTTTAATGTTCACAAAATCAGAAGTTGTGAACTCTAGTTGTGGATCATTGAATAATGAGATACCACTAAGAAACTGACTGAGATCATATATTGCAAAGTCGGAAGGAAATACTTCTTCACCAGTAAATTTTGCTAGAATGTTTTCTGCATTACTAATAGTACGTACCGTACTTCCCTTACGAAAAACAATTGAAGAATTGATTGTGCTGAAGTTTTTAAGAACATCAAGTGTTTTTTTAGATAGGATTACCTTATTTGTCATAATCAACTGAGAAAGATGTAGGGTTGTTTGCGTTAATCTGGTCTGCTTTAGCTTGCTTATCACTAAAGTGACAGAGGAGAATAGCGTAATGGGCAATCTTTATGATGTCCTTACGTGCTGTACCCTTCCTATCATAACGTGAAGCATATTTCAAAATGTTAGACCTACAGAATGCTTCAGCATCACCAACAGAATCAATGAGATCTAATGTTTGGATCCCATTCTTACTGTAGTGAGCACTGTAGGTGCTAGAGATATAATCTGAGATCTCTTTAAGGATCTCCTGTTCATTGTACTTCAATTTTCACTCCAAACATGATCTATGTCACTATGATAGCATTGAAATTCCTTTCCGTCAAGGTCAACAACATTAATTTTATGTGTTGCCTTCCATTCATTGCCACCATCTCCAATGATACGGACACTCCTACCGTCCTTAAGACGAAGGATGTGTCCTAGGTATCCATCAAACGGTTTGGTCATCTGATTCTTCTCCGTTAGTGTTTACATTAGCATCAATCTTATCATACAGTTCAATAAATGACTGCTTGGTTTCCTCATCAAAGCGATTGACGCAAACTTTGATTGCCTTCATACGATCATTCCAGATAGCGTATGCTCTCATAATGTGAACCAATCTACGAGTTGAGATCACCTCATCAATGCCACCATCCTTAAATGTTCTACGAATAATGTCTGCCCAGTTAGCAAGATTAGTACAGAATTCTTCATCATGCTTACCAACTGAAGCTGCAATACGAAGAAGAATCTTAGTTTCAACAGCAGGTGTAGGATACTCTTGCTCAAAGGTTAAAGCGAATCTTTCAAGGAAGGCTTCATTGAGCACGTTAGTTCCAATAAATCGTCCATCATCTGAACCTTTACCTTTAGTATTTGCGGTTGCGATGATGTTGAAACCCGCCTTTGGTTGGATGTATCTTCCAGTCTTTTTAAGGAAAACTCCTTTACCCTCAAGGATGGACTGGAGGCAGAGGATTTTGTTTGAGGCAAGGTCAACTTCGTCAAGGAGCAAGATAGCTCCTCTGTTGAGAGCTTGAATAACTGGTCCATCGTGCCAGACGGTTGCACCGTCAACAAGGCGGAAGCCGCCAATGAGATCATCTTCATCTGTTTCTATAGTAATGTTCACACGGATCAGTTCTCTATTTAGATCTGCACATGCTTGCTCAACAGATAAAGTCTTACCATTTCCTGAGAGACCAGTAATGAAAGTGGGATAGAAAATTTTAGATTTGATAACTTTCTTTACATCAGAGAAGTTACCGAAAGGAACAAAGTTTCCATCTTTAGAAGGAACAAGATTTTCTTCAATGACAGGAAGAGAAGCAGGTGCCTGATAAGTCTTTTCAAGTTTCTCTTGAATAGTAAGATCATACTTGCCAATTCCCTGCTTGTAATCTTTGAGTCTTTTTTTGACAGTAGCAAGTGAACAGTTAAAGTGTTCAGATGCTTCAAATAAATTCTTTGTACTAACTTCAGTACCAACCTTATCAGTAAGGTATGTAACTAGGTCTTCAGTTGTAACTGGAACAGGAGTGAATGGCATGATGTGTTTCGTTGTCTATGAATATAGTATAAGGCATTTGGTGGTCAATGCGACCACCTGTGTACCACTTTGTCAACTGACATACTCTATGAAAGAACTGAGTAGCTTTTTGTTAGTGGACTTACCCTTAAGCATTTTCTTGAATGCACGTGAGATGTCTGCTTTTTTAGCACCAGACTGAACATTCAACTCTGTACTCTCAGTTAGATAATTACTGTTTATAGCATATAGAGCAGTGAATGCTGCTGGATTAGGAATGATTGCAGACTTATCTTTCTTCCACTGCTTTTGAATTTCAGTGTATTTGTCAAATGAACCATAACGTTGAACAAAATTTGACAAGTTACTACCTGAAAGAATACGGAAACCAATTACATTCACACCAGGATTACGGTCACGAACCTGTTGAATAAAGACGTTAGTAACACTCTCATAATCAAACTCAGGATATACACGACCAGTCTGAC